GCCAAGAAGTCAGTTAAACAGATACTAGCTCGTAGTCGTAAGAAAGTAGCTAAAGCAGAACAAACTCTACGTTCTGCAAAGATGTCAGCAGAAAATACTAAGAAGAAGCTGTTAACTATTGATAAAGCTCTAACTGGTAAAGAGACACAGTTACTTACAGAAGACATAATCGAGAGTGCTCCAAAGAACGTTAAGGAGCACATAGAACAGCAAGATGTAATCTTTAAGCCTAATTCAGGCCCACAGACACAATTTCTTGCAGCTTCAGAAAGAGAAGTGTTTTATGGTGGAGCAAGAGGCGGTGGTAAATCATATGCGATGCTAGTTGATCCGCTTCGTTATTGCTCCTATGCTAATCACAGAGCACTCCTAGTGAGGAGGACTATGCCTGAGTTAAGAGACTTAATTCAAAAGTCTCAGCTATTATACTCAAAGGCATTTCCTAATGCAAAATGGAGAGAACAAGAAAAAGAGTGGCGATTCCCATCAGGGGCAAAGATAGAGTTTGGTTACGCAGAGAACATGACAGACGTATTACGTTACCAAGGTCAATCATACACATGGATAGGAATAGACGAACTTCCACAATATCCTTCGCCAGATATATATAATTTTCTCAGATCTTCTCTTAGATCAGTAGATAAAGATATACCTGTATATTTAAGAGCAACAGGTAATCCAGGGAATGTTGGTTCCCAATGGGTTCGAGAAATGTTTGTTGAGCCTGCAGAACCAAATACAGCTTTTAATGTAGGGATAGATACACCCAACGGAAAGAAGTATATAACTAGAAGATTCATTCCAGCTAAGTTACAAGATAATCCTTATCTAATGCAAACAGATGATTACTATATCATGCTTGCATCTTTACCTGAAGTACAACGTAAACAGTTTCTAGATGGAGATTGGGATGCTTATGAAGACTCAGCTTTTCCAGAATTTAATAAAACAACCCATGTGGTTGAACCTTTTGAGATACCTAGAGGGTGGTATAAGTTTCGTGCTGCTGACTGGGGTTATTCTTCTCCTGCTTGTGTTCTATGGTTCGCTGTTGATTATAATAATAATCTATGGATTTATAGAGAACTATATACTAAGAAAGTCACAGCAGATTACTTTGCAAGACAAGTAATTAGTTTAGAGCAAGGAGAACATATACATTACGGAGTCTTAGACTCTAGTACATGGGCAAAGAGAGGTGATGTAGGCCCTAGCATTGCAGAGACAATGATACAGCAAGGCTGTCGTTGGAGGCCATCAGATAGATCACCTAAGAGTAGAATTAATGGTAAACTCGAGATACATAAAAGATTGAGAGTTAATGATGAAGAACCAGGTATTAGAATATTTAAAACCTGCAGGAATCTTATAAGGACAATGGGTATGCTACCCACAGATAATAAGAATCCTGAGGATGTAGATACTAACGCAGAAGACCACGCATACGATGCATTAAGATATGGATGTATGAGTAGACCAACACATCCTAAATATGCAGAAAGATTTAGAACATTCTTTAGACAGAATGACTTTCATGCAGCAGATGATAAATTTGGATATTAATATGAATAGAATTACAAGACAAATACTACAGCATATCAATTCTATAGATAGAAAAGTAAAACAAATAAATCTATCAAAGCATTTAAAGAGAGAAGTAGATATTGGTGCTAATGGTACACAAAGCTATATAATTAAGCAGGGTACTAATAAAGGGAAAGTTATACATGCCTTTAAATAAAAAAGGTAAAAAAATTAAATCATCCATGACTAAAAGATATGGAAAGAAGAAAGGTGAATCTATATTTTATGCAATGGAAAATTCTGGTAAATTAAAAGGTGTCAAAAAGAAAACTTCCAGAAATAAATAAAAAAAATTTTCCTTACGATTTAGTTATCGCTTACTGGGAAGATATTGTTGGATCATGTGAATGGTCTGATATACCAGATATAAAAAAATCTAAGACAGCAGTATGTTGTAGCTTTGGATGGTTAGTAGAACAGAATAGCAAGACAACTGTTATCATGGCAGATTTTATATTTGAAGATAATGGAGTAATAAAACAAGGTGGTGGACACACAGTTATACCCACTAAGAATATACTTAAAATTAAAAAAGTAAAAATATAACAGGAGACAGCAATGGAAATGAAATTTGATCCAAAAGCTAAAGTTAAACAAGGTCAGTTAAGTGATGCACCTGAAGGCAAACAGCCTAACAGGCCACACAATACTATTGACTTTTCTCAACATGCACCTAGAAAGTACGAAGAGTATGACTATGATCCAAACATCCCAACTAAATCTGGATCAGAGCATGTAGAAGATTCATTGTTTACAATGGCTGACGAAAAAGACTATTAATGAGTCTTGGCCCTAAAAGCAATTTTATACCTGTAGTATATGCAGGTACAAGAAAAAAGAAATACAATAAGAAAAATGGAAAAAGAAAAACAACTAAACAAAGATCTAAAAAAAGCTGAACTTAAAAAAGATGCAGCACTAGCTGAAGATCCAAGTGTGCTTAAACAAATTAAAATAGGTTTAGGTTTTAGAAAGGATCAAGGTTTAGCTGTATTAAAAGATAAGTCAAAAAAACTTTTAAATAAAGGTAAGAATAAAGTTTACGGAGTAACAGATTTATTAAAAAATAAAATAGACTAGGAGGACAACAACTATGATGAAAAGATATATGGAAGGAGAACTTGCACCTGATGCACCTAAAAGACCAAATGAACCTATGGAGTTCAGTGGTGGATACAGTGGCCCTAAGTTAGGCCCTGATGTAGAAGGTAAAGCTAAGAAAGCTAATAACAAAGTAGATCCTGCAATCTTTAGAATGGCTGAAGAAAGAGATTACTAATGGCTGATAATTTCTACGCAGACACAAGCCCAGATGAATATGGGTGCTGCTGTAGATATTGATGATCTTCAACTTTTATCTAGCGAATATTTAAAACTCAAAGAAAAAGGAGTTGATGTATCAGGTCTAGATAATAAGATTAATAGTATTAAAAAAAATTATAAGATTAATCAGAAGATGAAAGAAAAAGGTAAAGATCCACTTCAAGAAAGATTAGGCAAAGAAAAAGAAGCATAAAATATGGATGAAGAAAAAAAAGATAATGGCGGCTACGAAGCCGAGGGTAATGCTTTAGTAGGGTATATACGAGAAAAATTTCAACAAGCTGAGACATCAAAAATATATGATGAAAAAAGATGGTTGAAAGCGTATAGAAATTATAGAGGATTATACGGCCCAGAAACTGCATTTAGAGAAAATGAAAAGTCTAGAGTATTTGTAAAGATTACAAAGACTAAAGTTCTTGCTTCATTTGGTCAAATCATTGAAGTATTATTTTCACAAGGTAAGTTTCCACTAGGTGTATCACCTACATCTGTGCCAGAAGATATTGCACAAAGAGCACATTTAGATCCTAAGAATCCACAGCAACCTCAAGAAGAATTAGAAAGTCCATATGGATTTCCTGGTGATGGAGGAACTATACCTCCAGGTGCTACAGTAAATGAATTAATGAAAAATTTAAATCGAGATTATGAAGATCTTGGTTTTAAAGAAGGCCCATCGTATACAGGTTCTCCACAAATAGAACCAGCTAGAATAGCTGCAGAACAAATGCAGAAGTTAATACATGATCAGCTTGAAGAAAGTAAAGCTATTACAATTATGCGTCATGTATTTTTTGAAATGGCATTGATGGGTACAGGAATTTTAAAAGGGCCTTTTACAGATACAAAAGAATATCATGCATTTTCTACAGCAGAAGATGATGAAGGTAATGTAGAAAGAGTTCATGCAACTAAAATGAAAACAGTTCCAAGTATAGAAGCTGTATCATGTTGGGATTTTTATCCAGATCCAAATGCTACAACTATGGATGATTGTGATTATGTAATCCAAAGACATTCATACAATAAAGCACAGTTTGAAGATCTAGCAGATAAACCAATGTTTGATAGAGAAGCTGTAATGGAATGTTTACAAATGGGGCCTAACTATCAAACAAGAGGATTTGAATCTTCTTTGTATGATAGAGAAAATATACAAACAATTTATAAAAATAGATTTGAAGTTTTAGAATATTGGGGTATAATAGATAAACAAACTGCAGATGAATGTGGTTTGATGTATGAAACAGATTCAGATAATATACATGTTAATGTTTGGATATGTGGTAATAAAGTTTTAAGAATGGTTGAAAATCCATTTACACCAACTAGACTACCTTATTTAGTTTGTCCATACGAATTAAATCCATATCAATTCTTTGGTATTGGTATTCCAGAAAACATGGAAGACTCTCAAATGGTTATGAATGGTCATGCAAGAATGGCTATTGATAACTTAGCACTTGCAGGTAATTTAGTATTTGATGTTGATGAAACAATGCTAGTGCCTGGACAAGACATGAAAGTATTTCCTGGTAAAATATTTAGAAGACAAAGTGGTCAAACAGGACAAGCAGTACATGGATTAAAATTTCCTAATACTGCATATGAAAATTTACAAATGTTTGATAAGTTTAGACAGTTAGCTGATGAAGCAACTGGTATACCTTCATACTCTCATGGAGCAACAGGTGTACAATCTACAACTAGAACAGCATCAGGTATGTCAATGCTTATGGGTGCTGCAGCTTTAAGTATTAAAACAGTAATTAAAAATATTGATGACTATTTATTAAAGCCCCTAGGACAATCATTGTTTTATTGGAACATGCAATTTAATGATGATGCTCCGCATATACAAGGTGATCTAGAAATCAAAGCACAAGGAACTTCTTCTCTAATGCAGAAAGAAGTTAGATCTCAAAGACTAATGACATTTATGCAAACAGCAGCTAATCCTGCACTTGCACCTTTTGTAAGATGGCATACTTGTTTAACAGAGATTGCTAAATCTTTAGATATAGATCCTGAACAATTAATCAATGATCCAGAGAAAGCTGCGATCTATGCACAAATAATGGGAATGGCAAATGGAAATCAAAACAATACGACCCCTGCTGGAGAACAAAGTCCTATGGGCACAAGTGGAGAAGTACCTACAGGAGCTTCGCCAACAGATCCAACAGGAGCTGGAGGTGGCAACATCGGAACAGGCAATGTACCGATGCCAGGGGAAGCTGGCTTTACTTCGCCAGATATTAAACCTCCAGGAAGCGAACAGACACAGTAAGCATGGCAAAGACATTTAATCCAAACAGAGTAGGTGGCGGAACAGTCTCTATTGTTAGAGCTGCAGATGGTACTTACAGTTTAAAAGAAACAGGCTTTGATCAAATATCATCTTTAAGTATGATTGATCTTGGTGCTGTAGCTACAACTACTACAGCTGCAAAGACAGAAACAGCTGCAGAAAAAACAGGTACAACTACTGCAGATCAAACTAAAGCAGCATTTTTATTACCTAAAAAAGATGATAGAGATGATCCATTTACTTTTAAAAAAACACTTAAAAGTGCTGGGGATGTTAGTGAAAGTTTACAAGAGGTTAGCACCCCTACTACTATACAAGATAGTATGATAAGAACTAATAGATTTGATGCAGATACATTTGATGATGCTGTAGGAACTAGAATTAAAGATCCAACTGAAGCTGTATTTGGTAGCTCTACACCATCAAAAGAACAGTTCGAAAGACAAGATATGTTACCTGAAACAAAAGTTGAAACACCGCAAGAAAAATTAGCGGTAACATCAGCCAATGTGCAGAGTGGTAAAGTGCCTCCTCCAGGTTTTACAAATCCTTTTAAAGGTTTTTTAGGAAAAAAATTTCAAACAGAAAAAGGATCAGAAGTTACTCAAGCTGGTAATCCAGGAATGTTAGGAGATACAGGTGGTAGTATGAATCAAATGGGTAG